GCCGGAGCCTTGCAGCAGATGGTACAGCAAGCAACAGGAGCAGTGGACTCAGCAGGAATTGCAGGTCAGGTTAATGGCGAGAGCACTGCCGCTGGGATTAGTATGTCTCTTGGCGCTATTATTAAACGTCATAAACGCACACTGATTAACTTCCAACAATCTTTCTTGATTCCTTTTGTTAAGAAAGCAGCTTATCGTTATATGCAGTTTGATCCTGAGTCGTACCCTGTAGCCGACTACAAGTTTAACGCTAGTTCTACTTTAGGTATTATTGCTCGTGAATACGAAGTTACTCAGCTTGTACAACTGTTACAGACTATGGGTAAAGACTCACCGCTATACAATACATTGATTCAATCTGTTATTGACAACATGAACTTGTCTAACCGTGAAGAACTTATTGCAGCAATGACGCAAGCTATGCAGCCTAATCCTCAAGCACAGCAGATGCAGCAGCAAGTACAACAAGCACAACTACAGTTCCAGCAGTCACAAACAGCAGCACTAGCAGCTCAGGCTCAAGAGTCGTCTGCACGAGCTACTAAGCTGTCTGCTGAAGCTATGGCTGTACCGCAAGAACTAGAAATTGATAAGATCAATGCTATCACCCGAAACCTTAAAGAAGGTGATCAAGAAGATAAAGAGTTTGAACGACGTATGCGTGTCGCTGAGACTCTCCTCAAGGAAAAGCAAATAGAAGGTAAAACGAATGTTAATAACGCAGAAAGAAATGCAGTCCCTGCTGGACCAAGTGAACAACCACTTCAAAGGAACATTCCAGCGTTTGGACCAACTGGAAGCCAAGGTGGAGGAACTCAGTAATGCCAAAGTCGAAGGATCCAAAGCTAGCACGAGCGGGCGTAAGCGGGTACAACAAACCAAAAAGAACGCCTAGTCACCCTACAAAAAAGTTTGTAGTAGTAGCCAAAGAAGGCGACAAGACTAAGACTATTCGTTTTGGTGATGCTAAGATGACTATTAAGAAAGACCAACCTGCACGTCGTAAATCATTCAGGGCACGTCACAAGTGTGACACAAACCCACCTAGTAAACTAACAGCACGATATTGGTCGTGTAAGAAATGGTAAGGAGATTACTATGCCAATGGGACCGGGAACATATGGAAGTAAAGTAGGACGACCACCTAAAAAGAAAGGAATGGGTAAGGCCACGTCTACTGCTGACTTTAATAAAAAAGTAGCTTCAATTAAAGCAAACACTAAGTTAACTGCTGCTCAAAAGAAAGCACAAATAGATAAAATGATGAAAACTAGAGTTGCTCGTAAAAAAGCTAACGTATCTATGAAAGCAAAAATGCCAAGGAGATAACTATGCCGGGTAAAAAGAAGAAGGTTAAAAAGCCTTATGGCTACTAAAAAAAAGAAAGCTAACGACGCTTGTGCGCGTAAGGTCAAGTCTAGGTATAAAGTTTGGCCTTCCGCGTATGCTTCTGGTGCCGTAGCTAAATGCCGAAAGGTAGGAGCTAAAAACTGGGGTAACAAAAGTGGCCGTAAAAAAAAGTGAGAAAGGCGCTGCCCTTAAGAAGTGGTTTAATGAGGAGTGGGTAGACGTTAAGACAGGTAAACCATGTGGGCGTAAGTCTGCTAAGAAAGGTAAGTCTAAACGTCCATACCCCTCTTGTAGACCTAAAGCAGTCGCAGCTAAGATGACCGCAGCAGAAAAGAAATCATCCGCTAAACGCAAAACAGGACCAGCTAAAATTAAACATGCAGTCACAGCTTCAGGCCGTAGAAGAAAAACTACAAAAAAAGCTTGACAGCAGTAAAAATATATGTTATACTATTAATATATAGTAAACAAAAGAGATACTATGACACCAGAGCTTGAAACTTACTTTAATAATTTTAATCAATTATTTAATAACGAAGGCTTCAAACAACTCTTAGAAGAAATCTCTGTAACTACCAAACAGTTATCTGATGTACAGACTGTTAAAGATGTAGAAGAACTCTTCTTTCGTAAAGGTCAACTTGCAGCTTTTGCAACAATACTAAACCTAGAAGCAACTATTAAAGCTACTAGGGATCAAGCAGAAGCTGAAGAACAAGAAGAGATTTATGTTTAAAGTATTTGACTTTCGTTGTCCTAATGGACACGTTCATGAAGAATTTGTAGAATCTACTGTCACAGAACATAGGTGCAAAATATGTGATGAAGTTTCTACAAGGATGGTATCTGCCCCGTCCTTTCACCTAAATGGCGCTGATGGTTCATTCCCCGGCGCTCATATGAAATGGGTACGAGAGCACGAAAAAGCAGGTAGTAAACAATAACTCCATAATGATTATAATCACGGAGCTTAATAATGTCAAGAGCAACATTAGTTGACCCACAACCAGAAATGGATAACGTGGACGATATAAACGAAGAAGCAGTTGAGACTCAGTTTGCAGAAGAAGAAGTAGCTGAACAACCTCAAGAGCAACCTACTGTTCCAGAGAAGTATCAAGGTAAGTCTTTGGAAGAAGTCGTACAGATGCACCAAGAGGCTGAAAAGCTTTTAGGTCGTCAGTCAGGCGAAGTAGGCGAACTTCGTAAAGTAGTGGATGATTACATTAGTAGTCAAACACAACCAGCACCTCAACAACCTGTTGAGCCTGAAGAAGATATAGATTACTTCACTGATCCACAAGGTGCTGTTAATCGTGCAATTGAGAATCATCCTAAGATTCGAGAAGCAGAGCAGTATTCATCGCAGTATAAGCAACAAGCTGCATTGGCTACTCTTAATACTAAACACCCAGACATGCAAGATATCCTAGCGGATCCCAAGTTTGCTGAGTGGATTAAAGCTTCAAAAATTAGGACTCAATTGTTTGTAGCCGCTGACCAAGGGTACGATGCTGACTCTGCTGACGAACTGTTTACACTCTGGAAAGAACGTAAAGCAGTGACTCAACAAACCGCCGATGTTGAAAAACAGGCACGTAAGCAACAACTCAAGGCAGCTAATACAGGCAATGCACGAGGCAGTGGCGAAGGGACTAGGAAGAAAGTATATCGACGGGCCGATATTATTAAACTTATGAGAACAGACCCAGACCGTTATACAGCATTAGCCGATGAGATTATGGCAGCGTATGCGGAGGGTCGCGTAAAATAATCTAGGAGATTATCATGGCTACTCAAACTTATCCCGGTACGGTTGGCGGCGGAAGTATCGTCAACAAAGCTGCTGCTGCTACTTTCATTCCAGAAATCTGGAGTGACGAAGTAATTGCTGCATATCAAAAGAACCTGAAGATGGCTCCGCTTGTTAAGAAGCTGCCAATGACAGGTAAGAAGGGCGATGTAATTCACATCCCTAAGCCTATTCGTGGCGCTGCTTCTGCTAAGGTTGCTGACACTGCTGTCAACATTCAAGCAAACGTAGAAGGTGAATTGCAGATCTCTGTTGATCGTCACTTTGAATACTCACGTTTCATTGAAGACATCGTAGAAGTACAAGCGCTTAACAGCCTCCGTCAGTTCTACACTGAAGACGCTGGTTACCAGTTGGCGCTTAAGGTTGACACTGACCTTATGAACGCTGCTACTGGCTTTGGTGACGGTACTCTTGACCTTGCTGCACCTTCTGGCGCTGATTGGGAAAATAGCAACTCATACTTCTTTGATGCCGCCGCAACAGGTGGTACTCCATTAAGTTTGTTTGATGCTAACGGTGGCGCACATGACGTAGCCGCTGGTGACAACTTCACTGACGCTGGCTTCCGTCAAGCTATTCAGCTTCTCGATGACGCTGACGTACCAATGGACGGACGATGCATTGTTGTTCCTCCAGTAGTACGTAACACAATCATGGGCACTGAGCGGTTCTCGTCTTCTGACTTCGTATCAGGACAGACTGTTAACACTGGTCTTATCGGCAACCTTTACGGTGTAGACGTTTACGTTTCATCTAACTGCCCAACTCTTGAGACTAATGTACGTGGTTGTATCCTTATGCAGAAGGACGCTATTGTACACGCAGAGCAGATGTCTGTACGTTCACAGACTCAGTACAAGCAGGAGTACCTCTCAACTCTGTACACTGCTGACACTCTGTATGGCGTTCAGGTATACCGTCCTGAAGCTGGTCTTGTACTTGCTGTCTACGACGCATAAGTACACTAGGGGGTCAGCAATGGCCCCTTTTCCTTTCTTTTCTTTTTCTGCAATAGGAAAATTAAATGTCAAACTATACTAAAACTACAGACTTTGCAGCTAAAGATACGCTACCCTCTGGTGA